ACGGCGCCGGTCGCGGTCGTCACCTTGAGGCCGGTCGAGATCGTGCCAGTCGCGACGGTGATCGTCGAAGTCGGTCCAGTCGTGGGCGACTTGATGATGAACGCGTTCAGCTGCGACGAGTACGTGCACGTCGTGCCGGCGCTCACCGCATTGAGCTGTACTTGAATCAACGCCGCGGCGTTGCTGAAACTCGACGCGCTCGAAAGGTCGATGTTCGCGGTCGTCTCGGGACTGCCGTCGATCGTGAGCGTCAGCACACCCGAGAGTGCCTGAAGCTGCGCGAGCGTGACGCCCTCGAATGAGCCCGAGCGCAGATACGCGGCAACGGCTACGGTATTGAACTGCGCGAAGAGAATCGCACTCGGTGCGCTCGTCTTCGTGTCGAACCCGTTGAAGTAGATAGACGCCATCGCGGCTTCACGCGTGGATGGGCCGAAGAAATCCGCGACGGCTTCAGCGGTCGGGAATGACACAACCGTTCCAATGGGAACGTTGATGTCTTCCGTCAGGAACAGGCCGTTCAACGAAAGGGGGTTGCCGCCCGCGGTCAGAACGCCGGGGATGACGTTCACGATCAGGGAGGCGGGAATTGCGGGTGTCATGCGTCGTCACTCCAAAGGCAAGGTTTCTGCGTCGATCAGCGTCACGTTTGCCTGTTCGGCGAACTGTTGCGGCTTCGTCGTCACCGGGTTGAACTGAAGGCGCGCGGTTGATGTCCATCGCGCCAAATACTGTTCTTCGCCGGTGATGAGCGGGATCATCCGTGCATCATCAATATACAAGGGGGCCGCCTCGGGCGCCAGCAAATCCACGGCGTATTCGTCATTGAAGGCGGTTCGGAAGGCGATAGCCCATTGATTCGGGGCGGAAGGTGACACCCCTTCACCGCCATAAAAATCGAGCTGAACGTGCAATTCCGTGCCCGCTTCCATGTCCGCGAACCCGTCGTTCGGGGCCGGGAGCGGCGGCGGCCGGCGGTACGTGGTCACGTTGGTACGCAACCGGCCGTCGAACAAGACGGTCATGACGACGTGCGGCCCGGCGGGCTGTGCGGCGCGATTGATAGGCCCTTGAATCGGCGGCACTCCCGGGGGGAGTATGTCGATCAGCAACGCGCCGAGTTTTGCCACAACGGCGTCGGCATCGGGTGCGACGGGCAGAGTCATAGAGCCTCGGGGCCGAGCGAGATAACGAGCGCCACCGGCGCGTCAAAGACCGCACGCGATCCGGCGACGGGGGTTTGCGAGATGACTTCGCCGAGCGGAACCGTCTCGCTAAATTCTGACGTCACGGCGCCGAGGGTCAACAACGCATCTTCAATCGCGGTCGTCGCGTCGGCGAGCGTTTCGCCCACGACGTCGGGGACTGGAGTCGTCGCGGCCTCGGTCTGCAACACCACTCCGACTTTAGACCACGTGCCGTTCGGGTTCCACTGTTCCAGCTCGACGACCACGAGCCAGACGAGAACGGGGCCGTCCGTGACCATGGGGAATTGCAACAGATCGCCGCCCTTCGCCTGTGGCCGGCTCACGCCCTGCACAGTGTTGAACATGTACACGGCGCGCTTGACGCCCTGCATCGAGAGGAAATCCGTATGTTTCAGGTCGCGACCCGAGAGCGCCTGAACCTGCAACATCACGGCGTGATCCGTGTAGCCGGGCACGACGCGAAATGCAGCGTCTTGCGTGTTCCCGATCGACTCGCGCCACGTGCCGGCGATGTCGGGATTCACCGAGTTGATGGGGCCGCGCACGGCCGCGTGTAGGTTGATGCCCATGGCTATTCCTCTTCGATAACTTGGAAGTCTACCGCGCGCAACATCTGACCGGTGTTGATCAGCGGTTTATTCTTCCCCTTGAGTCCGGCCGTCACGCCGCTGTTAGGTGGGTCACGCCATTGAATGATCGACTCGCGCACCTGACCTTGGATGAGTTCGCCGATCAGCGCGAGCGCGCGAGGTACGTTGTACTTCGTGTGAATCAACGCCTCGCCGAGTTGCTTTCCCCACTTCGACGACTTCGTGGCGACGGTGTGGCGCATGAACGGCCGCGGCGGCGCGATCTTCGTCCCGAACTCATTCCAGAACGCGACCTGTGCAACGGGGCCCGAAAACTTCTCTTTGCCTTCGAGGAATTCCGCCATCGCTCGCGCCTCGGGGCTCATGCCGGCGAGACGCTTTTTCGAATAGTGATATGTACCGCCCGGGTACGTTTCGGATTCGAGGAATCCGACAGCCAACGACGCCCCGTTGCCGAGACTGCGTTTCAGCTTGTTGAGATACTTCGTCGCCTTCCCGCCCGCGTTGTCGCTGGAGAATTCGACCGTGACGCTCTTAACAGCCACACCCGTCACCGATCCCGTACGGGAACTGACCGAGGCCCGCGCCGGGCTCCAGATCAGCGCACGTCGGCGGAGGCGGCACGTAGATGAACTGACGGAACGGCGCCGTCGCTTGCCAGAACAGGAGGCCGTATTGCGTCTGTGCGAAGTAGGCGGCGGTGAATGGAATCGTCGAAGCCAGCTCGGCCGACACGCTCACCGAACCTTCGGTGGCACTATCTACCCGGCCGACGATGCCCGAGGGCGCCTGACCGTTCACGCCGTTGCGCAACGCGGTGATGTGCGCCGTCAGGAGGTTCAACAGCGTTTCGCGCTTGTTGGCGTCCTGCACGCGCGAACAACACGAATTGTTCAGGACAAGGGTAGCTAGATTGAAATTGAACGTGAGCGCCGCCGGTGCCACCGTCGCGAACTCCGGGAACAGCGTGATGAACACGGCCGGGTCGAACACGACCACGCCGGTCACGACGGGAGTTGACGGGGGACAGGCGACGACGCTCACGGCGGCTTACTCGCCCGCGGCTCGGTTTTCGAGACCTTGGGGCAGCTTGTCCGGGTTCAGCTGTTCGAAACCCGTCTGGACTTCGGCGCCATCGGCGGCCGCGGCCTGCGCGCTCGCCTTGTCTTCGACGACGAACAGAACGCCATCGCGGAGCCAGCGCGTCGCGTTGGTCTTGTGGCGTTTCTTCCATTCTTCCCACAGCTCGGAATCGACCTGTGTCAGCCCGTAGCCGTGTTCGGTCTTCGGCACGAAGATGCGACCCGAGTCGGCGCGGCCGGTGTAGTCGCCCTGATTGGCGCCGTTCAGCTCGGCGGACTTGTACCCCGGATCATGCGGCTTGCCGATTTCGAGTTTCAGCCCCGAGGGCAGCTTGCAACCGATGGTGAGAATCTTGCGTTCGCTCATTGAAAATTGCTCCATGTTGAGATGATGGCGAGCCCGCCGGGTCCGCACGGTGTCGTGATGATCCAAGGCGTCAACTCGGCGTCGTCAGCCTCCCCGGAAATGGGCTTGCCGTCAAGTATGGATGCGTATACGGGCTGTCCTACCTGTGCGCCAGCATCGAACCGGGCGAAAAAATCGCCGCTCTTGAACAGCGTGCATTGATAGCCGGGGCGGATCATCACCCCACCGGCAACGATGTGCGTCAGCTGGCGACGGAAGCCGGCGACAGGCTGCACGAAACCCAACAAGGCACCCAAGGGGCGCACCGAATACGCGAGCCCGGTGTTCGGGTCCGCCCATCCGAAACGCGCCATATAGAGGCCGTCCGGCCCGACACGAAAGAAACCCCCGCCGGCCACGAGGGTCGAGCGGGGGTTGCGTGAGGCAAAGGCCCCGGGGTACATGATCAGCGAGTTCTAGACGCCGATCATCGACGCGATGGCGTACGGGGTGTACAGCACCGTGCCGAGCGTGCCGGCGCTCTTTTTCTGGCTCCAATTGGAGTTGCCGACCACGACCGCGTGAGCGCGCATCTTCTCGGTGAACGCCGGGCGCACGGTCGGCTGACCGTTCACCTCGTTGCAAATCAGCTGCACGAGGTATCCGCCCGTCTGTTGCGCGTACTGCGGCGCCGTCTTGATCGTCAGGTTCGGATAGTTTTCCTTCAGCAACTTCGCGGCGGTCAGACCGAACTGATTCGCCTTGTTGAGCTGCGGCGCCGAGTAGTTCGACAGCGCGAGGGTCATCGACGCCGTGGGCGAGATGACGCCGTTCGACTGCAACTGAAGCTGCACGAACAGACGCACGACGTCGTTGTAGATTTGCTCGGGCGTGGTCGCCGAATCGTTCCACGGGGTCGCCGTGGTAATGGCCGGCGGCAACGAAGGCTCGTTCAGGAGTCCGTAGTTCTGAAGGCCGGAGATGCCGAAGAAATACGAATTGTTCTGGAACTGCGCCATCGTCTTCATGGTGGCGAGGTTCTTCCGGTTCGCCCAATCGATGCGAGCCAGACCGTAACGCGCGGCCTCGCGCTCGCCCCACTGAGTGAAGCCCTGATACACGTATGCCTGACGCTGCGGGAAATTCGCGTTCACGCCGTCGGCCATGCCGTTGTTGTTGAAGTCACCGTACGAGCTGGTTTCGCCCGCGTACTCGATCACGGTGAACGTGACGGTATCGGTCGTCCAATCGCCTTTCTTGTCTTCGCCGCCCATGATGTTGACGGCTTCGAGCGGCGCGGTCGCCACTTCGATCAACGTGGGGTCGAAGATGTTCGTGAGGTACGCGGGAATACCCGCGTTGTTCACGGTGACGAGTTCCGGCTGTGCGTCGCACGCGAGTTTCCCCGTCGCCGGGTCGATGCGCAAACGCATCTCGTGAGCGGGACGCTTCAGGAGGCCGATGGCGCCCAACGACTCGTCGAACACGAAACCGAGTTCGGCGATCTGGCGCAGGATGTCGGCAGTCTGGCCGGCGTTGACAGCGGCGAACACCTTGGCGGCGTCCATCGCGATGGGGAGAGAGCGGTTCATGTGCGGGGTTCCTGTGATCGAAGTCGTTGTGCGAGAAGTTGTTAGGGGGACGTCCTAGAATCAGAACGTCCGGCCGATCTTGACCATTTTGCCCTGACTTGCGGTCATGGCGGTCGAAGCGACGGCGGCGCCCTGATAGTTCAGCTGATAGTCGCCCGCGCCGCCCGGCGTGCCGGAGAGCTGCGACAGGATGAACAGGTTCGCCGGCACGCCGGTGCCGTTCAGGTTCGGGCCGTTGCCGCGCACGGGGTCGGCGTCGGCCGCGGTCAGGATCGTGCCCGTCACCGCCGAAGCGGTGAGCACGCCGGTATCCGCGGCGATTTCGCCCGTGAAAGCTGCGTCAGCCGCGTAACCGGTCAGGAACGTGAAACCGGTGTTCACGTTCGCGGCGGTGATCGTGGTCGAGGCGAAACCGGTCGTCGTGGACACGGTGTACGTGCCCGCGGCACCCGGGGCTCCGGTGAGCTGCGCCGTCACGGTCAGACCGACATCGACGCCGGTTCCGGCGATGACGTCACCAACGAGTAGTTTGCCCTTCGTGACGGCCGAAACCGTCAGGGTCGAAGAGGCCGCGACCTGCACGCCGGTGGCGCTGAAATGGGTCGTGTCGTCCGTCACCGAACCATCTTCGGGGTTGGCGTACACGGTCGAACCCGCGGCCACATCGCCCGAAGTCGGGGCGCGTGCGATCGTCCAGAAATCGCCGCGGGTGAACAGCGTCACCGGAAAGCCGCCCTCGATGGCGAGGCGATCTTGCGCGAGGAACTGAACGATGATCGTCTGACCTTCGTTCGCGACGAAACCGAACTGGAGGTTCG